GGCCTTCCCTGGGCAATCCCGATGGGTCGGATTGGGTGGAAAGTGCTCTAAACCGGCAGGCGCTTTGCCTGCCTTTTTTGTTTGTCAGCAGGAGACAGGGATATGGTGGAAGTGAAAGCAGATGTTCTGGACGAGAGCTTTGACGCGGTTCTTCAGGCGGACCGGATTGCCGGGCTGGAGGCGCGGATCGACCAAATGGACGAGAGCTTGAAGGCGCATGCGCTGCGTGCGGCACGCCCCGCGCTGGACGGAGTGAAATCGGCCGCGAGCGATCCGGCGCGGACCGCCTTTGTCGAGCGCTATCTGCGCCGAGGCCTGGAGGCCGGGGTCGAGCTCAAGAGCTTTTCGGGCACCACTGGCGGATCGGGTGGCTATGCCGTCCCGCGCGAGATCGACGCGCTGATCGATGATACGCTGAAAGCCGTGTCCCCGATCCGCCAGATCGCCAATGTCGTGAAGGTCGGCACGGCTGGCTATCGCAAGCTGGTCGCTACCGGCGGGGTTGCGTCGGGCTGGGCCAGCGAGACGGGCGCCCGGGCGGAAACGGCAACGCCAATCTTCAACGAGATCGCGCCGAGCTTTGGCGAGCTGTTCGCCAATCCGGCGGCCAGTCAGGCGATGCTCGACGATGCGCAGTTCGACGTCGAGGCGTGGCTGGCGGGCGAGATCGCGATGGAATTCGGCAAGGCGGAGGGCGCGGCCTTTGTCTCGGGCAGCGGCACCAACCGGCCCAAGGGCTTCCTTGCCTATCCGGTCACGAACGAGGCGGACAGCGTGCGCGCCTTTGGCACGCTGCAATATCTGGCGACGGGGGTAGCGGGCGGCTTTGCCTCCTCCAATCCGCAGGACAAGCTGATCGACCTCGTCCAGTCGCTCAAGGCCCCCTATCGCCAGGGCGCCAGCTTTGTGATGAACAGCGCCACGCTCGCGCGCATCCGCAAGTTCAAGACGGCGGACGGCGCGTTCCTGTGGCAGCCCTCGATGATTGCCGGGCAGCCCGCGACCCTGCTGGGCTATCCGGTGGTCGAGGCCGAGGACATGCCGGATGTGGCGACCGACAGCCTGTCGATCGCGTTCGGCAACTTCATGCTGGGCTATGTCATTGCCGAGCGCAACGAGACGAGCATCCTGCGCGACCCGTTCAGCAACAAGCCGTTCGTCAATTTCTATGCGGTCAAGCGGATCGGCGGTGCTGTGATGAACAGCGAGGCGATCAAGCTGATGAAGTTCGGCGTCTCCTGATCCCGGACTAGAGTCGGCCCGGCGGATCGCGCCGCGGGCATGGGGGCGTCGCGTTTTCGGCTGAGCCGGCAGCGCGGCGCCTGTTTTTCTTCCAGAAGCGAAGGGTTGCAGCATGACTGTGACGATTGGCAGCGCGGCAGCGCCCGCCGTGCCGCTCAACGAGCTGAAGGCCTATCTGCGGATCAGCCTGACGGATGAGGATGCGCTGTTGCAGGGCCTCATCGCTGCCGCCACGGAAACGGCGGAGCGGTTTACCGGGCAGGTGCTCGTCGAACGGGCCATAGACGAGACGATGCCGACCAGCAGTGACTGGCGACGCCTGTCGATCCGGCCGGTACGCGCCATCACTGCGGTCACTGGCCTGCCCGCGGAGGGGGCCGAGTTCGCCTTGCCGGTCGATGCCTATGCCATCGACATCGACCGCAATGGTGATGGCTGGGTCCGCATTGTCCGTCCCGGCGCGGCGGGGCGGGTGCGGGTTCGCTATCTCGCCGGGATGTCGGGCGATGGCGCGGGCATTCCCGAGACGATCCGGCACGGCATCGTGCGGCTGGCCGGGGAATATCATGCCCGGCGGGAGGGGCTGGAGACACAACCCCCCGCAGCGGTGGCCGCATTATGGCGGCCGTGGCGCCGGATGCGCCTGTCATGAGTGGTGTCGTGACACGCGCGCAAGCCGTCGCGCTGGCACGGGCCGATGCCTTGCGGTCGGTCGTCCGGGACCGGCTGGCCACCCTGTTGCCCGGAGCGGTGGTGGAGAAGGACGCTGATGGCGTGACAGTGACGGGGCGGGGCATTGTTCGCCGCTGGCTGGGCACGGCCGCATTGCGTGATCCGGGCGGGTGGCTGCCATGAGCGGGCTGATGCATTTGCGCGCTGCCATCCTGTCCGCCTTGCGCGCGGACGCGGCACTGCTCGCGCGGGTCAACAGCGTGGAGGATGGCGGCACTGGCAAGTTCTCGGCGCCTGCCCTTGTGCTGACGGATATGTCCGCCAGCGAATGGGGCGCGCGCGGCGTCGCGGGTCTGGCTGTGCGGGTCCCGTTCACGCTCCACAGCCGATCGGACCAGCCGGACGGGCTGGTGGAAGCGGCCATCCGTATCGACACGGTGATGCAGGCGCTGCCACCTCTGGCGGGTGGCTGGCAGGTCGGGGCCGTGCGCTTCGACCGAACCCGCCTGATCCAGACCGCCGACGGCCACCGGGTGATGATGATCGATTATGCCGTGCGGCTTTCGCTGGTCGGCTGAACCGCAACAATACATTCAGAAAGGATGCGAATATGTCAGTCGAGAAGGGCAGCGCCTTCCTCCTCAAGGTGGGGGATGGCGGCAATCCGGTCGCATACGCAACGGTCGCTGGCCTCAGGACCACACAATTGTCGGTCAATGGCGAGGTCGTCAACGTGACCAGCAAGGACAGCGGCGGGTGGCGGGAACTCTTGCCGGGGGCGGGCGTGCGGTCCGTCAGCGTGTCCGGTGCGGGCGTTTTTACCGGATCGAGCGCCGAAATCCGCCTGCGCAACCATGCGCTGGCCGGGGGCATCGACGACTATGAGCTGAGCTTCGAGAGCGGCGAGCGGATGCGCGGGCGGTTCCTCGTCACCCGGCTGGACTATGCCGGGGACTATAATGGCGAGCGCAACTACACGCTCAGCCTCGAAAGCTCCGGCCCGGTGACGGCTCTGTGACGGGCAGCGCCAATCCGGCGCGCGGTGAAGCGGCCATCGCCATCAAGGGCAGGACGCATGTGCTGCGCCCGAGCTTTGCGGCGCTGGTTGCGGCTGAGGCCGAGTTGGGATCACTGCTCGCGCTGGTCGACCGGGCGAGCGAAGGACAGATTACCCTCGGTGAGATCGCGACCCTGTTCTGGCATTGCCTCGCTGACCGGGGAGACATGGCTCGCGAGGATGTCGGCGATGCGATAGCCGCGCTCGGCCTGGCCCGGGTGACGCCTGCATTGCGGATCATCCTGCATCAGATCCTGGCCGGGAGCGCATGACCTTCGCCGATTGTGCGGCACGCCTCTGCGGTCTGGTCGCGTTCGGCTTCGGATGGCGGCCGACCGAATTCTGGGAGGCGACGCCTGCCGAGCTGGTCTGCCTGTTGACCGCGTGGCGCGATGCTGACGGCGCGGCCAGTGACGGCATCGACGCACGGACCCTGCAACAATTGAAGGAGCGCTTTCCCGATGGGTGACGAGATCGAGACGCTGGTGGTGGGCGTGCGTGCCGACGTCAGCGGTTTTGCGCGGGACGTGGCCGACATGCGTGGCACCCTCGAAGGGCCGCTCGCCGCCGGGGCGGACCGGGCAGGCCGCGCCATCGAGTCCGGCCTGCTGCGCGCGGTGCGGACCGGCAAGTTCGGCTTTGAGGATCTGCGCCGCACCGTGTTGTCGATAATGGGGGAGATCGCCGCCAGCGCGCTCAAGGCGGGGCTGGGCGCGATCGGCCTTGGCGGTGGCGGGCAGGCTGGCGGCGGCGGCCTGCTGTCGCTGGGGACATCGCTGCTTGGCGCGGCGCTGGGGTTGCCGGGGCGTGCGACCGGCGGACCGGTATCGCCGGGCAGAGCGTTTGTGGTCGGGGAGCGCGGACCGGAGCTGTTCGTGCCGACCAGCGCGGGCAGCATCGCGCCGTCCATGTCGGGCGGCGGCGCGCGCGATATCCGCATCGCCATCCAGATCAACGGCAATGGCGGAGAGGACAGCCGCCTGCTGGCGCGCAGCGCCCGGCAGGTCGCGCAGGCCGTGCGGTCGGCGCTCGACAACAACTGAGCGCAGGAGGAACCGCCATGCCCCATTGGCTCGCCGAGGCGCGCACTGTTCAGGACAGCGCGCCGTTCAAGCGGTTTTCGCCAGCCTACTGGACCGTCAACTTTCCCCGCCCGATGATGGCCAGCGTCGTTACGACCGCCGCGGACGCCTTGCGCGTGGACGCGGTCTTTTACGGCAGCGGCGACCTTGCCGGGCTGATCTGGGACTCGCAGGATCGCTGGGATCATCCGCTGCTCGCCTATGCGACTCATCACGACTACGCGCATTGCCGCCTGCGGTTTCACTGGCGCAGCCAGGGGATCATGCCGCTCGACGCGGTCAACGGCCCGACCCTGACGATCGAGGGGCGCGATTCGGCGGGGGCCGCGCGCAACTGGTACGTGCGGTTATGGAACTATGCGTCGGGAACGCCCGAGGATGCCGACATCGCCATCGATTTCGACGCGCTGGACGGCGGGTTCCTGTTGCCCGGAGAGGCCGATCCGGTCTGGCCGCACGCCATCGACCGGCTGTTTATTTCGGTCGTGCCACCCGGCTATGACGGGTTGGGTACGCCGTTTCCCACCGGTATCGAGGGCTGGGTCGAGCTGAGCGGCATCGCCTGCGACGGGTCGGGCTCCATGCTGACAATCGGGGACGTCATGATCCCCGAGCATGGCCTGTCCATCGCGACCGGCTATGACGATGCCTATAATCTCGCGCCCGAGCGGGTGCTGCATCAGGCGCATGCGCTGGGCTATCGCGGCACGATCAACCACTATGTCGGCATGAGCCATTATTTCCGGCTCGAACGGGCGGGGGGCGGCTTGTACGTCAGCCTCGCCGGCGGGGTGCTCAATGCGCCCTGCGCGCGCTGGCATGCCGATTTCGCCGAACGGGCAGAGGCGCTGGGATACGCGCTGATTACCTCCCTGTCCTATGAGCTGTTCGACGCGCA